AGCTTGTACTAGTTTTTTAATTTCATCTTCTAGTTTCTTACCAACAGAATTAGCATGATTAATTATAGCTGCACATAGATTAGCGTGGTATTTGTAATCCTTAAGTGCTTCTCTAATTTTTGCTACTGGCTTTCCACCATAATCTATCACAACCATATTATCTTTATTAAGCCCAATCTTTAATTCAAAGAGCAAGCCTGTATGCTTTTCAAGATTATTCTTTTCTGTCATTGTCTTCCCCTTTTACAAATTCAGCACTGATTCTAGGATCAAGTGGAACTAATTTAGATAGCATACCCATAATAGTAGTTACTTCTATATATGGTCTAGTAGCTAGATACTTCATTACAGTCATTAATTGTTCTGATGTAAGTAAGTAAGTACGAGGGGTGTCCTTATTATCTTTCTCGTTTTTACTCATTTATCTTTCCCCTTTAAATTGGTAATACTTATCTTCAATTAAATCTTCATTTAATAGATATGTATTATCTGTTTTAGTTTCATCAAAGACTTTCTTCAAGTCTCTTATAGTTTGATTTAATGTTCTGCCTTCTCTCAAAGAAGCACACACTAAATCTTCAACTTCTATCAATGCTTGTTTTATTGCTCCCATGTTTTTACCTCACTAATTAATCTATTAAGATACCATTGTGCCTTTTGTAAATCTTCCAAAGGCTTACCTTTGAATTTGAATCTGCCAACATACTTAATTATATTACCTTTTAAGTATCCTACAAATTCTCCATCAGTCATATAGTCCCTAATAACTTCAATTGTTTCTCTATTACCCTGAGTATAATGCTTAGGGGAATTTACTACATCATTATTATTTTTTACCATATAACCTCTTAACTGTATTGTACTCCATACACTCTAGATTATAACTTCCATTATTAACTTCTCTTTTAATAATGATTCCACTCCACCATAAATGTTGAGTATCTTTTGCATAATGTTCTTTGTGATGCAAATAACAACCTGCAGATAAGGCGTGCAATTTTTTACCATTAGGTAAAGTTGATATTGCATAATCAAGTAAGTGACTATGACCAACTGTTGCAGATACTTTATGTTTATTTAAAATACTTCTAGCCATATTCTCTCCTGATATAGCAGTACCCATAACTCCTGATGGTAAGTGATGTGCATAGTAAATACCATTAACTAGCTTATTAGTTTTATATGGTACTTCCTGCCAACCAAATTCTTTAAACTTTAAATCACTAATCTTTAAAGTCCCATCTAATTCAGGATTCTCATCTACAAACTTTGCAATTCTATCTTCGTGATTTCCATGTAGCATTATCTTTTTAGGAGTAGCTTTACCTAGTCCTTTGTTTATTAAAGATAAAGCTTCGTGGGAATGTGCCATATCCTTTTGGTATCTTCTGCCTTCAAATGATTTTTTCTTTCTATCATAAGAAGATAATGAATCCATACTACAAAAATCACCCATACAAATAAGATGGGTTGCTCCTACATCTGCAGCTAGTCTACCTACCCACAGAAATCTTTCATTGCTTGCTTGAGGTGTGCAATGAGGGTCACCTATTACAACGTGTGTCGCCATTTAATTTAACTCCTTGTCCCTTTTTTGTTTTAAAAATTCAAGAAAATCAATTACATTACCTTCTTCATTATCAAACTCTGCTACAGAATTAATAGAAAGTCTATCTTTGTTTTCTTTTTTATCGTCAGCAAATCCTTTTAATCCCCACAAAAAGGTAGTGTGAGGATCACTGGTTGCCATCTTAATCATACCACGGGCAATTGTAGAACACAACTCATATTCTTCTGTTGTCATTTCTGTTGTATTATCCATTACTATTCCACAAGTAAAGCCACCTTCCCAAGGTGCAATTAAAACTTTTATAGCATCTCTAAATGCTTCGTTATCTTTTTTCTTTTTCATTATCAAATTGTACTTTAACTGGTTCCTTTAATACAACAGTATTACCATATTTTAAAAAGTAATTTGCGTCAAGTATTACCAAAGGATTTTTTCTATTCATCTTTATAAATACAATTGGTTCATTCTTTCCGTGACCATCTGCTTGTTCATATGCATCATAAACTTTTTTCCACCCCTCAGTATTTTTACATTCTATATCATATGGGAAAAGCTTTAGTGCTTTTGCAGATAACTTAACATCTGCACCAGACTCTCCCATTATAGCTACCCTTATATCATCATCGGTAAGGGTGGGAAATAGACCCCTCAAACTATCTCTCACCCAGTTTTGAAGTTTTCTACCTTTGGCTTTTCTACTCTTGATTTGAGTCATCTACCCTCGGATTGTTAACTTCAACATACCAAACCCATTTAGGATTTTTACCTTTAGATTGCTGCTGTTGTAACAACTGCAATCCTTCTCCCCAACAAGGAAGCTTGTATGGACAAAACGTACACGCTTTATCTAATATTTTATTACCAGTAGGTTTACCTCTAAAGGTTTCTACTATAGGTTCAAAACATTTTTTGAATGGTTCATTATTTTTAAGTGCTTCAAAATTTTTCTTAGCTGTATTTAATGCTGTTGTTTTATATTCAGTATCTAATTGTGGTGTTTCACATACAGCCCATTCACCAGTGGATTTATTAATTGCTATCCAACCACCAAAAGGTTTACCTGTACCCTCTGAATACAGGTAACCTTGTGACGCATAACCAAAGGAATCGTCTTTTACAACTTCGCTAAAACCTCCTGCTTCACCAAACTTTGTTTCAAAGGAATATGGTGAGGCACTTTTAATATCCCAAACTTTGTTATCAATTTCAACATCAAGTCTACCTCTAATTTCATCTTGTCCAAACTTATGTACAACTTCTTTTTGTTCATTATCAATTTTTACTCCTGCAGATTTTAAAACAAATATTGCTAAGGCTTCTATCAAATCACCAAATGTATTTCGCATCTTGGCATTGTAAGGCATACCTTCACCTTTAATACCTTTAGCTTCCATCTGTAATTGACATAATGGTCTTCCAATATTTGACATTCGTGGTTCAAATTTAGTATTCTCCCTATGTGTAAACTGTTTGCGTAAGGCGTTTTTACACGCCTCACCAAACTCCTGTAATAATTCTTCTGAAATTACTACAGGATTTTTTGATACACTCTCAAGATACATCTGTACTTTATGGAGGATATTACTCATTATTTAGACAATACATCTTCAGGTAGTTGATCGTTCATATCATCAATTATTTGTGCAGATTTTGCATCATCACCATTAGCTTTTTTAGACTTAGCTTCTTTATAAGCTGTGATAACTGATTCATTTTCTACATTAATTGAATCTTGAAAGATAGTTAAGGTGCTCATATCTTCATTAGATAACTGTAAGTTAGCATTACCATTTACAGTAATCTCTGGTACATAGAAAACATTACCACCTTTTTTCTGTCTCATTGTTTCTAAAGTTAAGGTACAAGTATACATTAGTTTTTTTAACTTTTTAAGTTTATCTAATGCAGTACTTACTGGTGTAAATGCAGTACCTGTTACTCTGTATAACACAGGAAGATTTTTTACAGCGTGCTTAGAGCCATCTGCTTTTACTCCATCAAAAGATACTAAACCATATATTAATTTATAACATCTGATAGTTCTTTGTATGGCTTGCTGTTCTGGAGTCAATGAGTCTCTGTCTTTATATAAGACTTTTCCACATCTTACACCACCTAGAGCATCTATTGGTTCTTCCTTCCAGTTTTTAACTATGATAGACCTATTAACATATTCATTCTTATCAGGATCAAAATGCATATACTGCATAGCCCCTATGAATGGTCTTAATGTTACTGGCTTACCATATACAGTCTGACCTATCTCTGGATCATAGACTGCAAAATGACCTACTGGTAACTTATTACCATTGTCATCTTCTGGTGATCTGTTAATAGATAGTCTTGATAAACTATTATTCTCAGCGGCACCATCATCTTGACCAATGGCTAACATTATCTGCTCATCGGTCATACTTTTTATATTTACTAATTGATTATCCATTTTGGATACCTCCTATATTGATTTGGTTTATATATATCATATTTAAAGTTTGATGTCAATAGATATTTAAAATATTTCTTCTATAAAAAAACCTATTAAAAGATATATAAGTATTAATCCAATTATATACTCTAGCATATTTTTGTTTCCCCATCGTGAATTACTACCTCTAATCCATCAGATATAGC